AAATCTGTCATAGTGGTACCTCGCTAATTTTGTAGTTAAACTTCTCTTTAGTGTATATTTTAACCCTTTCAATTGCGTGATTCAAGGTGTAATTTTTGTGTTTCTTCCATGACAAATCATCTGCTAAATCATAAATAGTAGTCCCTTGTCCATCTTCGGTTTTTCTTAATCCTCTACCGATAGATTGTAGAACTCTTATTTGTGATTTTGTAGGTGAAGCAAACATTATGTTGTGCAGGTTAATTATATTTATACCTGTCGAAAAGGTACCTACACTCGCAACGATAATAGCGTTCTTTTCCTTTTCAGTGATAGCACGTATTCTTTCACGCTCTTCAGCGTTAACAGCGCCAGATACAAAAAACACTTTACGACCTGTAGCTTTACATCTTTCAACAAACATATCGTATAAAGGTTTTCCGTGTTTTTGTACAAGATTATAAAGAACTAACGAATTACCACGTTGATCGCACGTAAGATTCACAATAAATCTATTGCGCTTTTCGTGACTTACGATATAATCAATCTCGTCTTGGTACTTTAACGATTTACACATCTTTCTTTCTTCGTCAGGATACTTTAAAACTAAACATTGTACATCAAGTTGTGCTAAAGTTTTAGAATCAATCAACTCCTTTGTTGTCGTAACTTTTCGAATAGGACCAAAGTTGCCTTCTAACGTCATTTGGTTAGAGATAGCGTCATCAATAGTTCCTGTAGTTCCTATACGTATATACGCTTCAGTCAATCGATTCATAATCGTAGTTAACGATTTTGCTTTAAAAGTATGAGCTTCATCTCCTACGACAAATCCGTATTGAACAAACCAGCTTGCAGGAAGTTTAATAGCGCTTTGCCATGTAGTAATTACAACTGATTGATCAAAATCGTGCTTTTCTTTTCCTGAATAAATTCTATGTACATCTTCTTCTGCAGAAAAGCTACTATCATTTTTGGAATACTCGTCAAAGTCTTTATACATTTGCTCAACCAACGATGTAGTAGGAACTACAACCAAAGCTTTTCTATCCATATCGTTATCTAAAAAGAATCTTAGTAACATGTAAATGATAAGCGATTTACCAGATCCAGTAGGCGATAACAATAAACACCTATGGTTCTGTGCGGCGTGGATAAAAGCGTCTAACTGATAATCCCGAGGTGTAATTGTTTTACCGCCATTCGATAAAGAAAGCTCATTAGCAAATTTTTCAAGGTCTTCTTTTTCTTCGAATAAAGCGTTATTTTTTAAAGACGAATCATAATCAATTTTGTAGTTTCTTTCGTAACAAAACTCAGCTACTCTTTTAAGTAGACCGTAAGGTAAAGTATTAGAACGTCTATCAAACAGGCGAATCTTTCCATCCCATAACTTATTTCTATAAGCTGGCATAAACTTATATCCTTCAGCGTAGAAGGTAAAGTACTCGCATAATTCCATGAGAAGGCCAGAGTCCTGACTTTCTAGAAAAATTCGAGATTCGTCTTTTCGGTATGCCTTTAGCATTACATTCCAGAGGTGAACTTCTTAAAGTCCAAAATATTTTTCACGTGTGTATGTCTCCAACGTATGTTACCCATGATTTCTTCAAGTGTATCAATAATTGTTTTCTGATAATCTATTTGTGCTTTAATACGCACCATATCTTCATCAGTTGAGTAATACATATCCATATCGCTTTTTAAAGGTTTAGTCATACCATCAAATGGATCATATTTCCATTTACGGCTATCCATATCTTCTTGCGACATCTTACCATTATAATAAAGCCACTTATCCTTTTTCATGGACTCTTGTTCCATTTCTTTTTTCTTTAGCATAAGCTTAGCCATTGAAAAAAGTTCAAGGTATTTGGCGTGTAATTTTGAAGACTTTATCGTTTCATCATCTAAACATACGTCATCGATAACCGCGTCAGTCTTCCACATCTCTAGGATTTGTTCCAAGTTAATCATAATATAAAGTTATTTATTCTTATTTAATTATAGCAAATTCGTTATATCTAAAACTAATGTCTGCTTGCAAATATGCTACTTCGGTCGATGTTGATGTAAACTCTACACCGCTTAAACCTGTAGGGAAAGCATCTTTAAATTGAAACTGTTTATTAACACTATTCTTATTTGTCATGACAGACAATATCATATCATGTCTTTCGATCTGACCATGATTTTTAGAATCATTGGCCGTATTTGCTTTGAGCCAATCAAAAATTTCTATGTAATTTTTCATGTCTTCATCAATCGCAAACCTTAAAGATAAGTCGCCAAATGTTGGTGTGTCACCTGCCTCGTATGAAATAGTATTACGATACTTAGATTCAACAGGTGAAATACTAATGTCAGGTATAGTGAAAGACGTAATAAAGAACTCGGTGTTTGCAAACTTTTCACGATTAATGGTCAACTTAAAACCAGTAGGTGAAAGCATGTTGATGTTTGTTGTAAGATTTGTTCCGCTCATATATCTATTTATAACGCAAAAAAAGAGGAGCTCCGAAGAACTCCTCTTTAAGTTAAAGGTTAAAACCTTATTATCCGTCTATGTTGATATTCTTAACCAAGAATGTGCGGTAGTACTCGTTAGAGTTTGCTCCGCCGATTCCAGCTACAACACCATTATCTGCTGATAGTGGGTTAGCTTGGAGACCATAACGTGTCTTGAATGCAATCTTAGGTTGGAATGTGTTTTCACCAACTGCGCGTACCATTGTGAGTGGGACGTATGGGCAATAGAACATACCAGCGTCGTATGCGCTTCCACCTTTATAGCCAACAGTCGCGTAATCGGTTGTGGCATAAGGGTCTACGTATACTTTAAGACCTGATTTGAGTGTACCGGCAAATGTGTTACCAGTTGCGTCTACAGTAAGATCAGCAGGAAGTGTGATTCCTCCAGTTGCTGCAAGAGCGGAAGCTACACCAGTAGAGCAGATAACAAAGTTACCTTTTCCACGACGTGTTCCTTTAGCAATTGCATTCGCTTCTAATTCGATTTGGAAAAGAAGAGACTGGAATTTTTCAACTGCCCAACGACCATCAGCATCACTAGCTAGATCGAAGATACCAGCACTTTTGCCTCCTGTACCGATCTTTGAAGTAGCAATGATCGAGCGGATAACTTCACGATTGATTTCACCGAGAATTTCACCAGACAAGATGTTAGCCAATTCAGACTCAGCGTCAAGGCCGTGTACTGCTTTGAGATCTTGTGCAAGTTCCATTGTGTACTCAGCTTTCAACTGGCGAGTCTTAGCTGTAACAGTAGACTTGTCAATTGTGAAACCCATTTCACCGAATTTGTTACCAGCAACACTGTTACTAGTGATTTCAGCGAAAGCTGTTTTGATACCTGTACCTGTTGTATCCCCGGTGACCACAGGAGAGTCGAATAAGGACAAAGGATCGCCAGATTCTACTACTGCAGGTGAGTCGTTATCAGAACCAGAGAATCCAGTGTCAGGAGCACTTGTACCAAATGCTTCGGCGTCGGCGTTATCAATTGGGTTTGATCCATCTCCGATACGAGCCTTCATTGCGAAGATAAGACCAGTAGGACCAGACATTGGCTGGACACCTGCTACGTCATAAGCAATAAGGTTTGGCATTGCGCGGCGAACAAGAGAGATAAGTACTGGATCGAATGTATCGACTGCACCTGTCTGTGTTGCACCTTCGTTCAAAGAATAGCTGCTGTGTGCTTTTTCTTCTTGAATAGCCTTTTCGGTATTTTCTAGAAGCTTAGCAGTTACTGCTTTCTTGTAGCTATCTGTGATAGCTGGAGCATCAGCATGTTCAAGTACTGGTGCCCACTTTTTTAGTTCATTTTCTGCGTTTAACATTTTAAATATTCCTTTTTTGTTGTTAGAATTATTAAGTTATAATTGGGTTATTTGAATTTAGAAAGCTGTTGTACATACTTTGCCATGTCAGCTGGAAGCTTCGACATTGGATCTACATCACCTTCTACTATTGTTTTTACTTCGTTTGCGGAATCAACAGATTCTAAAAGAACTTCTTCTTCAGTTGACTCTTTAAAGAATCCTTCTTTGATAGTGGCCACTTTCGCTGTGAAAGTTTCTACATCGACAAATTCTGTTTCTTCAACGAGTGAAGAAAGTTTGCCTGCTTGTGTAGATGCTAAATCAGAGGATGCTTCTGCGATAACTTTTTCACGCTGTAAAGTTTCAACTTGACTTGCAAGTTCTGCTTTTTCAGCTTCTGTATTAGCAAGAGATTCTTTAATTTCAGTAACCTGTTCTGAAAGTTCATCTACAAGATCAACTTTAGATTCAGGAACTTCGATATAATGTTCAGTGAAAGTACTTTGTAGT